CATGTTGAGGTGCGCGGTGTCGATGCGGCTGAAATTAGCGGCGCCCGAGGGGTTTTGCCACGACTCGGGGTGCAGCGCGAAGCTATAACAGTGCACTTTCTTGGCGGGGATGCGCGTGTGGTGCGACCACGGCACGGCCAGGCGCCAGTACTTGGCGGGCCGCTTGACGAAGCGGTCGTGCCCGTTCATCTGGATGTTGGCCTCCTCGAAGATTTCTTCCGTGGCGCGCCCCGGGATGTCGTACACGAACCAGTTGTTGCCGTCGCGCGTGTCCCGCTGCGTGTTCTGCGAGGCCTGGTACACAAACAGGATTTCCTTGATGGGGTGGTTCAGGTTCAGGGTCAGCTTGCGGTTGACGACGCCGTCCATGGCCGCCGGCGCCGCCACGTTCTCGACCTGGGCCTGCAGCTGCTCGATGAGGTACTCGTGCGGCATCTGCGCAAACCGCATGCGCTCGTCCTGCGACAGGAACACGTAGTTGGCAAACACCTTGCACTGCATGGCCGGCTCGGACGCCAGGTTGGTGACCGGCACGTTGGTCTTGATCAGCTCCAGCAGCGTGCGGAACTCAAAGTTCAGCTTGACGTCGTGGAATTGCAGGGCCAGCAGCGGCAGCGCGCTCCCGGGGCTGGTGTTGAACGCAAACCGCATGGGCACGAACAGGTAGCGCTCGCCGCCCGAGGACGTGGCGTCGTAATTGATGTTGTAGTCGTCGTACCGCCCGATCATGTCGCTGTACCCCGCGCGCTTCTCCTCGGCCTCCGACAGCTCGCACCACATGTCCCAGTGCTCGGCGGTGTGGCGATCGATGCGCGTGCCGCCAATCTCCCACTCCACCGACTGCACCAGCGCGTGGCCCACCGAGTTGCACCACTTGGCCTTGAGCACCGGCTGCGTGGCCGAGGGCGCGGAGGCCCCCGCCAGCACCGCGCTGACCTGCGCGGTGTACAGCGCGGCGGGGTCGGCGCCCGTGACCGCGAACGCCACGCTGGTCGCGCCGGACGCCACGGTGCGCAGCTGCACGATGCAGGGCGTGCGCGTGGTGCCGCCGTTGAGGCTGATGCCGTACTGCACGCCGGGGGTCAGCGCCGTGGACGTGTGCGTCAGGTCGTCGGCGGTGGCGAGCTGCAGGGTGGCGGCGCCGGAGGACCCGGGGCCGAACGGCACGAGCGCGACGGATGCCGCGGCGGGGGTCACGACCGTCACGCCCGCGTTGCCGGTGTTGAGCCGCGCGCTGACCACGGAGGTGTCCAGCAGCGACAGCACGTAGCTGGTCGCGCCGCCGCACGTGTGGGCCGCCACCGCCATGCCGTCCTGCGTCGTGTGGCGCGCGGACGAGATGACGGGGGCCAGCGCGGACGCGGTCGCGTTGGTGATGTGGTTGAGCGATGCCAGGTCGGGCAGCCGCACCTGGAGCCAGACCTCGGTGACCAGGTCGCCGGCGCGCGACAGGTTGACCGTGGCCTTTTTGCCGAAATCGGCGTCTCCCGTCCAGCTCTGCTCGATGTGTTCCATGGCAAACTGCGTGTAGCGCCGCCAAATCTGCTTGAAGTACGTGATTTGCGGCTGCGCGCTGAGGTACTGGTCGGCCGCCCCGAAGGCCGCTAGCTGCGCGGAGGCACCCACCATGCTCTGGTCTGCAGGGAGGCCAGATAATTTTCGCGGCCGCCGCACGCGTCAGAATTTTCACGGGTGGAGGGTATGCGGCTGGTGACCGTGCGTCGCAGCGATCGGCCGACCAAGAAGCTGGTGGCCATTTTCGAGCCTCGGCGCGTCGTGCATTTTGGCGCGCGCGGCTACGGCGACTTCACGACGTACTCGCGCCAGGGCCGCGCGATCGCCCGGGCCAAGCGCGCGCAGTACGTGGCCCGTCACGGCGCGGCCGAGGCGTGGACGGACCCCACGCGCCCCGCGACGCTCAGCCGCTACATTTTGTGGGAGAAGCCGACGGTGCGGGAGGCCGTGGCGGCGTTCCGGCGCAGGTTCCGCGTGTGACAATAAAAAAACATGCGCGGCGTGTATGGCCGACGCCTTGCTGTCGAACTTTTACCCCGCGCGCCGCATCACGCCCTACCGCCTGTGGATCGGCAGCAAGGCGGACTCGCGCAACGTGTCGGCGGCCGAGCGGCACGGCATCACCCTGGTGGTCAACTGCACGCGCGACCTGCCGTTTGTGCTGCGTGGCGTGCGGCGCGTGCGGGTGCCGGTGCACGACGACGCGAGCGAGGCGCCCGTGATGGCCGCGCACCTGCCCCGCGCCATCGCGGCCATCGACGACGAGCTGCGGCGGGGCGGCACCGTGCTGGTGCACTGCTACGCGGGCGTGTCGCGCTCGGCGTCCGTGGTGGCCGCGTGGCTGATGGCGGCCGAGCGCTTGACGCCGCAGCAGGCGATCGCCCGCGTCCAGGCGTGCAAGCCCGAGACGTTCGGCGAGCGCCCCAACTTTCTGAAGGCGTTGCAGACGGTGTGACGGTGGTGTGCAGACGGTGTGACGGCGGTGCGCTACGTGTGCGGCGCCAGGAACACGACGAGCACCAGCTGCATCCAGGCCAGGGTGACGTGCAGCGCCTGCAGCATGCGGCCCGCGTCGGTCACGGGGCGGATGCCGTTGGTGTTGCCGCCGGTGTGCGTCATGACCGCAAAGTACAGCTTGCCGCGCGCGGTGACGTCGGACCGCTCGTCGGACCGGTCGTCGGACCGCTCGTCGGACGCAAAGTGCCCGTTAAAGTCCATGAGCGAGTAGATGCACAGGAAGACGAGGAACACGAGGGCGTTGTACAGCACCGCGGCGCCGATCACCCGCGTGTTCCTGGTCAGCACCGCGAGGTTGCGCGCCACAAAGGACATGCCATCCACGCAGACTTTTTTCGTTGGCTAGCGCGTCGCCCCGGGGTGCATGAGGATCTTGGGCTGCGCGAGGTTCTTGCGGTACAGCAGGTAGCGGATGATGTTGCGCGACACCACGTCCTCGGCCACCTGCGACACCAGCTCGTCCAGGCGCGCGACCTCGGCCAGCACCTTGGCGGGGCGGCGCGAGTTGGGGCCGCTGGGGTTGGACGCGGTCTCCAGGTACACGCGGCGCATGAGCAGCAGCATGTCGCGGTCCGACTGCCGGCCGATGCGCAGGCCCATCTTGTCGCGGATGCGCGCCTGCAGCCCGTCCTGCAGCATGTCCACGTTCTCGCGCGAGAAGAAGTGCGTGCTCAGCGGCGTGCTCGTCTCGCCCAGCGACCGCAGCACCGCGGCCGACACGTCCTCGAACCGCGTGACGGTGCGCGGCAGCGGGAACGTCAGGTCGTACGGCGGCGTGGTGGGCGCGGGCGCGGTGGGGTCGAACGCCGCGTGGCCCCCCAGCATGCGATGGCGCCAGAAATATTTTTTCGCGGGCGGCGCGTGGACCCGTCACCGCATCTTGGTCACGCGCAACTGCGGCTTTTTTGGCTTGGTGCGGTCGTCCTTGTCGTCGCGGTCGTCGTGCCGGCGGTTGTAACATTCGGTGTGGAACCTCCAGAACGCGGGCGATCCCATTTTGAAGGTGTGCTCGGGCTTGGCCTTGTACCAAAACAGGCAGTCTTCCAAATTGTTGGACCGGCTGGTGTTGTCCAGGACCAGGCACTCGTAGTTCTCGGTGGTGCTGTCCATGAGCTGGCAGAAGCTTGCGAACGACGGGAGCAGTCCGAAAAAGTTCTTGTACAGACGCTCGCGGTTTTGGATGATTTGATCCCGAAGCAGGAGGACGTAGTCGATGTTGGCGCGGATGTCGGGCCCCAGGTCGCCGCAGTACTGCGCGGTGAGCATCAGAAAAATCTTCCAGTGCCGGCCGTTCATGAACAGCGAGCGCATGCACTTTTCCTTGAGGAGGCGCTTGTCGTACATGCAGTCGTCCAGGATGAGGAACACGTTGGTGGCCGTGCCCGCCTTGATTTTCTTGCGCTGCGTGTCGATCAGGGTCTCGATCACGCCGCGGTCAAAGTCGCCGTAGATGAACGAGTCGGGCACCCAGCTGCCGTAGAAGGAGTTGCCCTCCTCGGTGGCGCTCATGACGATGCCGGCGGGCAGGTGGCGCTTGTGGAACATGATGTCCTTGGCCAGCACCGACTTGCCCGTGTTGCGCTTGCCGATGATGACGCAGATGGACGTGTCTTTGATGACCGAGGGATCGAACTTGCGCAACTTGAGCTGCATCCCTGGCTCCTGCCCTGAAAAAAGTGCGGTGTCCAAAACGCCGAACAAAAAATAATGTGGCCTTGCTGTACCTCACGGTTCCCGGATGACCCACACCACCCGCCGCCGCAACACGAGCTGCGGCAGCGTGGCGGGCAGCACGTGCACCCGCGCGGGCAGCACGTGCACCCGCCGGCCCCCGATGCTGGTGCGCCTGCTGCTGGTCAAGCCCACGCCCACGCGGTCCACCAAGTTCAAGGTGGTGCTGCCCAAGCTGACCAACAGGCCCCCGAACAAGTCCCCGAACAAGTCCCCGAACAGGTCCCCGAACAGGTCCCCGAACAGGTCCCCGAACAGGTCCCCGAACAGGTCC